AACGTCAGTTTGCTTCTATCAAAGCTGGTAGTAAGGGTGGTGCTCCCGGACAGTGGTCCGCTAGAAAAGCTCAATTACTTGCACAAAGATATAAAAAAGCTGGTGGGGGATATAGGAAGAAATAATGGCTAAGACTAAAGGACAAAAATCTCTTAGTAGGTGGACCGATCAAGATTGGGACTATGTTACTGAAAGAGATAAGAAGAAACCTAAAAGTAAACGTGGTAGATATTTACCTAAAAAAGTACGTTCAGGTTTAACCTCATCGCAAAAAGCTGCTACTAATAGAAAAAAACGAAAAGCAGGTGGTGTAGGTAGTAGAGCTGAGTATTCAAAAAAAGTAGCAAGAAGGGTAGGAAGCATATCTAAACTTGTAAAATATTTAAAAGAACTTGCATAACATTTGACATAGATGTGTCAAATATGATATAATAGAGTTAAGTACAGAAAATAATAGGAGGTCAATTATGGCTATAGGAAGTTTATTAAGGGACAGAGATGTTCAATATGTTGCTATCAAAGATGATTCAACTAAAACATGGAGAATATTAGATACATGGAGTCCAGCATTAAAGGATTTTGATTCTGAAGACGACATCCCAGATAATAATGATGCAGTAGCTATCATAACTGAAGCTGCGTTTATTGCATTAATTAAGGAAGCTACTCGTTTAGGTGTATTAGAAAATGCTTCTTTAGGCAGTGGTGAAGTAAATGATGAAGATTTACTTGCATTAGAGCGTGAAAATCAAGAATTACACGAAAAACTGTCGAAAATGGAAGAAAATGTAGTAAAATATAAAGAGGGACCAAAAAAACCTCGATACTCAGAAAACTATGCAATAAAAGATAGAGCAATTCAAGCTATTATTAATCTTGCAGGTATGGCTGATGTAGAAAAAATAAGTGAGGATAATTAATTATGGCAAAACTATCAGAATTTCTTCCAGACGTTCCAGAAGTTGCTAAAACAATTGCTAATTTAAACGAACAAATTAACTTATTGCAGTTGTCAAAAGCATCAGGAGATACAGGACAAGCTCCAACCATTGGTCTTGATCATGTTGTAAATACATGGGTAAGACACCAAATGGCGTATCGTCAACAACTCGTAATGGATTTACAGACTATTACCTATTCCGTACAAGAAATACGAGGTCCATTGACTCACATAACAGGTGAAGTCTTTAGACGTGGAATGAAGATAAAAGCTAAAGTGAAGGATCCTGATAAGACACAATTAGTAAGATTTAATAAATTCTTTGCTGATGCAAACGTATTTGACCAAAGTCTTGAAGAAGTTTTAAGACAATTCCACTATGATATTAACTCTATTGATGATGGTTTCTTATATCTAGCGAAAGAATATGAAGAATTACCTAATGGTAAACTAGGGGCAAAAGTAAAAGAAATTAGAAGGTTAAACCCTGCATTAGTAGAATTTGACTTAGATGCAGCAGGATTACCTAAAAATGCACATTTTATGTGTCCTATAGATAGAACTGATGTAGCTGAAGAACCGGGTATGTCTAAAAAAGGTTATAAGAGAATAGCTGCGATGTATAAGTATTATCACAGAAACCAACATATGTATTTAGCAGATTCAGAAGTAATACATCTATCTAAATTTTCACCATCTGAAACTTACGGATGGTCACCTATACTAACAGTATTTGAGAAAGCTCTTACCTTAATTGGTATGGATAAAAACTTATACAGATATTTCTTTGAAAGAAAGATGCCTGCTTCTATGATCATGGTAACTACTGATGATCCTGAAAGTTTAAGAAGGGAAAGAGCACATATAGCGGCTCAAACAAGACTTGATCCTAACTTTATACCAATGATAGCAGTATCAGCAAGGAACAATAGAGGTAGAGTTGACATGGTAAGAATGTTCCATACATTACAAGAGATGGACTATATGCCAGTTAAACAAGAAATTAGAGAAAGAATTGCATCTATGTGGGGGGTATCTCCTACATGGCAAGGAACACCTGAAGCGTTTGGTGGTCTATCAAGCACTACACAAAACTTAACAGTGATGAGTAGAGTAGTAGAATCAGATCAAAGACTATTTCACGAAAAAGTATTCCCAGAATTGTTAAGAGCATTTGGAGTAACTGATTACGAAATAGAATTACCTAGACCTGAAGAAAAAGCAGATGCTACTATAATCTCTCACACTCAACAGAAAGTAGCTATGGCAAGTCAGCTAAGTCAATTAGGATTTAATGTTGAATTAAAAGAAAAAGACGAAGTTGATTTGTTAGATGTTGAATTTGTAGTAAGTGGTGATCCAGTTCCAACTGCTAAGATGCAGGGTGAACAACAAGCTATGCAGTTAGAACAACAGCAACAGCAAATTGAACAATCTAAACAACAAGCTGAAATGGCTCAGATGCAAGCTGCTATCCAAGAAGGAGCTGAAGAAGGACCAACAGGTGAAGAAGATGATGTTGAAAAGATGGAAAAAGGCATCAGAGGTTTTAAGGGTTTAGATGAACTTCTTGAATATGATCCTGATGAGAAATCAGAAGATGATGAGTATTCTCATGTCGAAGAAGTCGATGATGAAGAACATGACGACTAGGAGATAAGATGACTTGGTTTGAAAAACAAGGTAGAGAAGGTCTAGTCCCTAAGAAAATTAGTGAAACGGTACGTCCTAAACAAGGGCAAACTTATGAAAGGTTAACCACTGTTTATGTTAAACCTGAAGTACCTGAGTTTGTTAATGATTGGTTAAAAGACTTTGACTCACAGATTCCTATATATTTAGTAGGTGGTTCTGTGAGAGATAGCATATTAGGTAAGGCTCCGAAAGATATAGATGTAATTACGTTTAACTCAAAGCAAGACGTAGAAAGTAATCTTAAATCCTCTAGCACTAAATTTTATCAAGGAGGTAAAAACCTTCCTAACTTACTTACAGCTAACTTAGGAAAAGATCAACTCGTAGATATTATTAGTATGGGTGGTGACATTGAAACTGAATTAGTCAGAAGAGATTTTACCATAAATGCTATGGCACAAAGACCTGATGGAGAAATAGTAGATCCTTTTGGGGGTAGNCAAGACTTAAAAAATGGTGTATTGAAATCTCCTAAAGGTGATAGTGATAAAGTTTTTAGTGAAGATCCTATTAGAATGTTAAGAGCTGCTAGGTTTATCGGAGATTTGAATCTTAAAGCAGATAGTTCTTTGACAGATAGTTTGAAAAAACAAAAAGATTTACTAGCTGATATGCCAAAAGAAAGAATAGGTATGGAATTTGGTAGAATTATGTATTCTAAAGATCCTGTATCCGCTTTAAAATTCTTAAAAGATAATGATTTATTAAAACATATTGATCCAGCATTACAAAGAATGGTAGGATTTGTGCAAAATCTAGAAGGACATGACTTTGATACTTGGAATCACACACTAAAAGCATTGGATCATCATATAATTAAAGATAAAGATAAACCTGATTTAGCAACTAGACTAGGTATTTTATATCATAATGTAGGTAAGCCTCCTGCAGCAAATGGGAATAATAGTGATTTTAAAAACTATGAAACTATAGGAGCTCAAATTGTAGAAGAAAGTTTGAATAGTTTACGATTACCATCTGATATGGTAGATTTAGTTAGAAAGTTAGTACAACATCATACATCACCTAAAACTGCAAAAACAGAAGGTGATCATAGAAGAGTACAACTAAAATTAAGAGAAAACTTGAATAAACTAAATTATGTAGCGACAGCTCATGAGGTAGGTAAAGAAGGTAATATAAATGCCAATACTGATCATATAGTATCATTCCAAGATACAATTGATAAGTTGGATCCAATAGATCTTGAAAATGATAAAGTAACTTTATCTCCTTTGACTGGTAAAGAAATCATGGATGAATTAGATATCGTGCCTAATAGAAAAGGTGGTGGGGAAAGAATAGGCAAGATAAAAGACTTTTTAAATGAGCTTGTAATAGAAGGTGAACTAAAACAAGCAGATAAAAAAGGAGCTATTAATAGAGCTAGACAATATCATTCTACATTCACTCAAAAGTCTAATGATTTATTAAAGAGTTGGTTAAATATTTTGAAGGCTGAAAAAGACAATGGGTTAAAATTTGATGTTGATAGTAACATAAGTTGGGAAGTGGATAAAGTAGCACATGCTAAAACTATCGAAAATAAAAAAAGTGATTTATTTAATACTCAAAGAAGTAAACAAGGACTGGTGCCTGTTAAAATTACTGGTGCTGATGGCATTAGACGAACATACTGGTGTAGACCGGGATTTGAAGATAAAATGATAGGTAATAATTCTAATTTAGAATTAAGAGAACAGGAAAAGAAAACCCCGTATGTTGGTATGTTTAACTTAAAGGATACTCATGGGCATGATTCTTTAGATCCTAAGTTTAAAGACAAAGGTGTTAGATTAGCTCACCCTGAAGATAGTCATGATACTCACAAACATTTTACTGGTGAAGGTAAAAAAGGTGGAATACTACCTGCAGGAATACATGAGTTACAT